TAATTATTACTCCAGTACCAGCAGGTAGTGGTAGTGATGTAATAAAAACTATTATTGGAATTATACTTATTGTTGCTTCACTAATGTGGGATCCGAGTGGTAATACAGGTAAAATAATAGCATCAGCTATGTTTACAGCTGGTGTCAGTTTAGCACTTATGGGAATAATAGAAATGACGATGGATGAACCCGATGAACTTGATGAAGAAAAATCTACTATGTTCAATGGGCCGATAAATAATACAAAATCAGGAGTACCAGTGCCTCTAGCTTATGGAGAAATAGAAGTTGGAGGAGCGGTAGTTAACTTTGGATTTACAGATTACAGAATAAAAGGAAGTCAAGGTTATCAATTCGTATCAAAAGGAACAAATTATGGCTCTGGAACAGGAGGTTCTGGAGGTGGAGGAGGTGGCACCGGTGGTGGTGGCAGTGATTCCTCAATATCATGGGAACTTAAGTAATGGCAAGACAAACAAATAATAATCCAGCACAAGGAACTACTTCAGGTAGTGCACCATTAGATAGTGCAGGAACAAAATCAAGTTCTACTACTGCGCAAACCGCTATAATATATGATGTATTATCTGAGGGGCCGATTGAAGGACTAAAAGATGGCGTAGCTAGTATACGACTAAACGATAATCCTGTAGCAAATAGTTCTAATGCAAGAATGGTATCTCCACAAGTATCTTATGATATAAACTATGTTGCTTCAACTGGAACTGTTACTGATAATACTGATGTAAATATATTTAGTGGCGCAGAAACAACTGATGGAACAAGAGAGATATTAGTATTTGGAGGCAGTAAAAGAACTGCTTCATCTGTAAACTGTACTGCTGGTAATAATATAGTAGTTTCAACAAACTTATCCAATCTGACATTTGCAGCAGGAGATGTTTGGGATGGTCAAGGCATACCTGAAATGATTCGTATTGATGGAGCAGGTAGAGACGGTGGACAACTAGTAGGTAGTATAACTGAGTTTATAAATACTTCAGCAGTAAGAGTTGATACTGTACCACAAACTACAGTTACAAATACAGCAGCATACTTAGATTACAAAGCAGATGTTTCTACTATTAGTGGTAACACAGCAGTTATTGCTAGTGGTGGTGTAAATGTTGCAAACACTATGGCAATCATGTCAAGCCCAGAGAGAGACGCTTTCTCACAACCTTCTTACAACTATCAAAATTTTGGATTTGCTTTTAGACCAGGTACAAGAGAACAATCTTACTTACCAACTCCTGCAGGGATTGGTAGTGCTTCAGTAGCACATAATGTAACAGGTGGTAACATTGGAACTACCGCAGGAACAGGATACCCTGGTCCAACTGGTGGTGGTAACAACTTCTCTTTTAATCAGCCAAAAGAGGATTATACAGGCAGTGCTTTAATCGTAACTTCTTCTCAAATGGGTATAGGAAATGCCTCTGAGATAGACACAATAAAAGCTACTATTGCTTTCAATCAAATGTTCTCCCAAAAAGAGAATGGTAAACTTGGTGAGGGTATAGCTGAATATAGAATAACCTTTGGATATTCAAGAGATGGCGGAAGTACTTATCAAGATGTTGTAAAAGTAGGTAGACCAAGTGTAAGTGGTAGAAGTAATTATTATGCAAATGGTGCTTCTAGGTCATATTCAAGTGGTGAAGTTAGAAAGAAAACTAAGCAACCATTCAATCAAGTATTTACTATGGATGTTAGTAAACATCAACCATTCGATGCTTACAGAGTAAAGTTTGAAAGAATTACAGCAGTTAACCAAAAAGAAAATAGTTGGCAACAACAAAATGCTGGTGTAATCAAACAGATTGAAAATATTATTACTGATAAACTTACTTATCCATACTCTGCTTATGCAGCTGTAGCTGTAGATGCAGAAGATTTCCAACAAATTCCAAAAAGAAGTTATCTTATTCGTGGACTAAAAGTAAAAGTTCCTACTAACTACTTTCCAAAAGATGAACTAAATATTACAACAGGAGCTAGAAGAACTTCAGCATCTTATACTCGTAATGTTACTACAGGTGCAGACGCAGGAAGTGTTCAAGACTGGGATGGTAATTTTAGAGGAGATAAGAAAGTCTTTACTGACCCAACAGACGCAAACTATGAGGCTGTATATTCTAATAATCCAATTTGGGTATTCTATGACCTGTTAACAAATCAAAGATACGGACTAGGTAAATACCTCGATGAAGATTTTGATTTTTCACAAATAGATAAATATACTTTATTCCAATTAGCAAAATACTGTGATGAATTAGTACCAGATGGTCAAGGTGGAACAGAACCAAGATTTACAACTAATTTATACATTACTAAGAGTATGAACGCAATCAAAGCTCTAAAGAGTTTAGCAACTATAGTGCGTTCAATGTTAGTATGGTACAATGGAAAAGTTACCTTAGGTAGTAATATACAAAAAGGGCCTGTATATGCATTTAGTAAAGCTAATGTTATAGATGGACAGTTTGCTTATTCTGGTACTGCTAATCGTTACAGACACAATCAGATAGCAGTAACTTGGAGCAACCCAGACAATGGATATAAACAAGAAGTAGAAGTTGTAGAAGACCACGATGAAATTGCAAGAACAGGTAAAATAAGAAGAAAAAATGTAAGTGCTTTTGGTTGTACTTCAAGAGGACAAGCAATCAGACATGGTAAATATCAATTATTCACAGAAAAGCTAGAGCAAGAAATAGTTAGTTTTGCAACTGGACTTAACGGTTCTATGCTGAAACCAGGGGATGTAATATCTGTTCAAGATTCTGACAATACAAATATAACTGCAAGTGGTCGTGTTACTACTTCTCAAGCTTCTACTACTACAATAATTAGAACAGATAGAGATTTAACTTCCTATCTAAATACTGACGATGCTTTCAAACTTAATTTAATATATCCTAGCGGTGGAGCATACTTAGCGCAACAAACTGCAGCTATAAACTCTACTGTTTATAATCAGGGAGATTTAATACTACTTGATGAAGATGGCGCTGCAATAGACACACAAGCAAAAGCATCAAATTTAAAAGACGATGCAGGAAATGTTGTACAAACAATATGGTCAGATGATGTTAGAGTAGAAACAAAAGCAATAAGTACATTTAATGCGAGTTCAATAACAGTAAGCAGTGCCTTTAGTTCTGCTCCAAATGGCGAAGTTGTATATACAATATCTGGCGATTTAGAAGAAGGTGGAGATGTATCAGGAGCTCCTAAAGAATATATTATTACTAGCATATCTCCTGATGATAAAATGATCTTTTCAATCAGCGCTGCTGAGTACCATAGAGAAAAGTACGATGCTGTTGATAGAGGATATGTATTACCTACATACGACCAGATTGCACAAACACCAAAAAGAACAGATGACATACCTGTACCAATAGGAGTTACAACTCAGATAGTACCAGGAAATGCTGGTGGCGGGGATGCAATAGGAGAAGGAGATACTACAAATGACTTCTCAATAGTAATTAACTGGTCTCACCCTACAACTGAAAGAACAGATTCAGAAGGTAATGCACTTACAGATGTTTATGAACACTTAGCAGGATATAGAATACAACATAACTTTGATGGGCCAAATACAGATAAAGATGCTAACAGAGCCTTTACAACTATAGAAGTTAACTCAAACAATAAAACAGACTTTACTGTCAACCAAGTAGTTCCAGGAAACTACATTGTTCGTGTACAAACTGTTGCAACAAACGGTCAAACATCTGGTTGGATTCAAAAACTATGTGTATTCCCAGAAGCAGCTTTCACTATCTTTGGACAAGGTACACTAGGTACAGGATTAACAGGTGCTATACAAAAAGGTGGTGTACTAACAACTGTACCAAATATAGAAAGTTCAAACGGCACTGTAACATTTGCAAACAATACTTATGTATTTACTCCACCAAATGGAGTTAATTCAATTGTAGTAAACTCAGGAAACACAAACTTCACACAACAAACATTCACAGGCATGTCCGATGGCGATAGCGCATACTTAATGTATGACTACGATGGCAATGTAGCAAGAGGCACAACAAGAAGTGACCCACTTCGCCCTGTAAAAATAGTAGAAGATACAACAGCTGTTGACCCAGACACAAGTGAAAAATATAACTATCAGTTCTTAGCAAGATGTGGACAAAGTAAT